GTCCGTCTCGTGGGCTCGGAGATGTGTATAAGAGACAGTTTTATGGCAGAATACGACGAAAATAAAAGTAAACCTCAAATTTCCAGAGAATTATTTAGAAGATGGAGAGACGCTAGGCAGCAATGGGACGCCGAAGCTAGAAATGCGGTAGACTTTACACTTGGGAATCATTTTACAGAAGAAGAATCTACAGCTTTACAATCTGTGGGTCAAGCAGACTTTGTTATAGACAGAGTTTATGCAGCAGTTGACAAATTAAAATCTTTGTTAACAGCTAGACCTGCTAGATTTTCTGCTATTGCTAGAGAAGATTCTGATAATAAGCTTTCTAATATATGGAAAACAATATTAGAGTACGTTTGGGACATATCAAACGGAGACTCTACTTTTAAACAAGTAGTACACGATTACGCTGTCACTGGTTTAGGGTACATGTATGTATATGTAGACCCAGAAGCCGACTATGGAAGAGGTGAAGTAAAATATACTCACGTCGACCCTTTCAGAGTATATGTAGACCCTGCATCAAGAGATAGGTTCTTTAACGATGCATCAGGAATTATATTGTCTACGTTCTTAACAAGACAGCAAGTTTTAGATTTATATCCTCAGTTAGAAGAATCTATTGACGATATAGAGGTTGGAGTTAATTCATTATACGGAGAAGACTATCCTTCTTCAAGCTTAAAGAATTCTCAAAATGTACTTACTCCAGCAGAAGCAAAGAATTTAGATTACAATGTTAATCAAAAATATCAGATATTAGATAGGTTTTATAAATTAAAAGTTCCTTTCTATAGAATATTTAATGCTATAGATGGAAGCGAAAAAATCGTAGACCCTGATGTATATTCTGTTATTATAGAAGATGAACAGACTATAGCTGCAATAGAAAGAGGTGCTATAGAAGTAGAAGAAGTAATGCAAACAAGAATTGCACAATGTAGTACAATTGGAGATGTTTTATTATATGAACGTATTTTAAATACAGATATATATCCAGTTGTTCCCTTTGCAAATATTTGGACTAATACTCCCTATCCAAAGTCGGATGTGAACAAGGTTAAGGACTCTCAAAGGCTTTTAAATAAGTTATTCTCTTTAACCTTGTCGCACGCTCAGTCTGCAGCTGGATTAAAACTTTTAATTCCAGAAGGTAGTGTTGATAGTGTTAGTCAGTTAGAAAAAGATTGGGCAAACCCAAACGCGGTTATAGAATATAATCCAGAGTTTGGTGAGCCTCACTACCCACAACCAGCTCCTTTAACTAGTGAGTTTTACTATTTAATAGATAGGGTAGAGAAATATATAGATTTAAATTTTGGGATACCTGAATTATTACAAGGATTTAAGGACGGGGCTCCTGAATCTGTTAGAGGAACCGCTCTTTTATCAGAGATGGGAGAATCTAGAGGTAAATCTAAATTAAGAGATATTGAGTCAAGTTTATCTATGGTAGGTCAAGTTGTTTACAACTTAGCTAAAGACCATTATAAATTTGCAAAGACTTTTAGAATTGTACAACCAAACAATGATATTACTGAATTTGCAGTTAATATGAGATTGTATGATGATAAGAAGAATGAAATAGCGACCATGAAGAATGATATTCAACTAGGTCAACATGACATTCGCATAATATCAGGTTCAACTTTACCAAGCAACAAGGTGGCAGAATATAATATGTACCTTGATGCTTACAAGTTAGGCCTGGTAGACGATGTTGAGGTTTTGAAAAAAAGCGAAATCTTCGACAAAGAAGGTGTTCTTCAAAGAAAAGGTGCAATGGCACAAATGCAACAGTATATTACACAGCTTGAAAATCAAGTAAAGAAACTGAGTGGCGATTTACAAACATCTGAACGTGAGCAGGTATCTGCTAGAAAACGTACAGAGGTTGAGAAGTTTAAATCTGGGTTAAACGAGATTTCTTCTGCCAGCAAGGTTAAAGAAAAAGAAAAGGTAATGCAGTTAGGCAATTTGGTAGACCGAATGAATCAATCTTTGGAGGAAGATAATAACGAACCTGGTTCCGAGCAATAAAGCTAAATCAGGAGAGGAGAAAAAACAATGGCAAAAGAACAAGAACAACAACAGGTTGAAAAGCAAGACCCAATAGTAGAATCTGTGGTGGGAGAAAGTCTTTCATTACAAGAGGATATCGTTGAAAATGGTGTAGAAGCATCAGAAGAAGTGAATTGGGAAGTAGAAGCTAAAAAGTTTCAATCAATGTACGACAAAAAAACGGCAGAACATGAGAATCTTAGACAGGAATCAGATGATTTGATTCAATTAAGAGATACTTTAAATTCTAGACCGGAACTAGTAGACGTAATTGAAAAAAATCTTGCTGGAGAATCAGTTGAGGGCAAACAAACGGAACAAAGTACAACTCCGGAAAGTTTTGACCCTTGGGACGCCTACTACAAGCCTGAATCTGAATCCTACAAATTTAGAGTAGGACAAGAGAAAAAGCTTGTACATGAAACAGTAGATAAAGAACTAGCTAAACTACAAAATCAGATGGCGATGAATAATTTAAAATCAGAATTAGTTTCAGAACATAATCTTGGAAAAGAAGATGCAGAAAGGTTTTTACAATTTGCGACTACACCAAAAGCTAACCTTCCAATTGAAACACTTATTAAAGTGTGGAAAGAAAAAGAAGGTAAGTCTAGTGGAGTAAAAACAGAAAATGAAAACTTAGCTGCTGTTCAAAAAGCTAAATCTATTCCTAGACCAGCAGGAGTACTTCAGGGCGGTAAACAACCGGAAAAATCTGAAGGAGACCAGGTTTGGGAGAGAATTATGAAAACCGGAAGAGGCGGTAGGTTAGCTAAATAACAGTTTAGGAGACTAAAATGGCTATAAATAGCGGAATACTAAAAGCTTCCAACATTACAGCTGCGGCATCAAGTGCCGGTTATGGGCAGGCCCCAGACCAAAGAAAACTGTATGATTTCTCTGATAGAGTTGCGGAATTAACTCCAGAAGAATCACCTTTTTTCACTTACTTGGCGAATGTTTCTAAGGTTGCGACTGATGACAATGTTTTCAGATTTCTTGAAAACAGAACTCAAATCAATCACACCGATAGAAGCTTCTTATTAGCAGCAGATGTAAATGGCGGTTCAGCAGTTGAAAATAATGTAGTTTACGCTTTCACCGTAGATACAGCAGCAGGAGCTGCAGTAGAATTCCTTACAAAAGGAATGGTGTTTGCAGTAAACTCTTTAGATACAGCAGCAGGATATACTCAAATCTTAGTAAGAGTTGAATCAGGACCAGCAACAGTTGGCTCAACTTCAACCTTCCAAGGTAGAGTAATCGGATTATCTGATGCGAATACAGCGACTGGTTATAATGTAGCTTCAGACAATGATGTTGCCCAAATTATTGGTACATCATTTGAAGAAGGAACAGCATCACCAGACACTTTTTCAGATACATTAGATGACGGATTTGGTTATACACAAATCTTTAAAACAGCTTGTGAACTAACAAACACAGCAATCGCAACACGTCACCGTGGATATGCGAATGAGTTTGATAGAATATGGGCTCAGAAATTACGCGAGCATAAAATTGACATCGAAAGAGCTATGCTTTTCGGTCAAAAAGCTCGTTACAATGGCGTTCAGTATACTGAAGGTCTAGTAGGAAATATCTTAAAAAATGTTGCACCAGTAGCAGACGACTCTGCATTATCTTATTCTTCAGGAAAAGGATATTACAGAAGTACAACTACAGCTGAGTTAACATATGATAGATTACTATCAGACATGGAAGTTATATTTGACCCAGCAAGAGGCGGAGCAAGTGAAAAACTTTGTATGGCTTCTTTGCCGGTAATTTCATTCTTTAACAAAATGGGCGACGGTGCGTTTATTGATGCATCAGTTGGTCACGCAAATGGTCCTTACAGAGTAAATATGGATAACGTAGAAGGTTCATTCGGACACAAGTTAATGGAAATTAACACTGTGCACGGAAGTATGTTCTTAGTTAAACAACCACTCTTTAGAGGAATGGCAAGCGGAATGATGCTTATGGCTGACATGAGTCAGTTAGCATACAGACCGTTAGTAGGTAATGGTTTAAATCGTGATACTCAAATCATGACAAATGTACAAAGTGCAGATGAAGACTTGAGAAAAGACATGATTCTTACAGAAGCAGGTCTTGAAATCACATTACCAGAATCTCACGCTCTATATAATGTGGAGGGTTTGTAAGATGAAAACAGACAGAATCAATGAAAATAGTGGTGCATACGGTTCAGCTAACAGAGATGTTGTGCTTATTCCAGATGCAGCGACTTATACAATCTTAGCAGAAGACTCAGGCATAATTCACGTTTGTCCTAACCTTACTGCCGATATTGTAGTTACACTACCAGCAGAAGAACTTGGATTAAGTTACGAGTTCTGGTATGGCGGTGCAGCAGCAGACGCTCAAGACTGGCAATTTGACACTGGTGCAAATGCAAACTACTTTGTAGGTGGCTTAGCACACAGTGATGTTGACGGTGAATTAACTGCAGTAGTATACTCAGATGGAAACAGTAACTCAAAAGTTAGTGTTTTAACACCTGAGAGTGGTACTATAGTTAAATTCGTTTGCGATGGTACAAAATGGTATTTAAACGGAACAGTTGTTTCCGCTACAAATACTGCCATTGTATTCGCTGACCAGTAATAAATAGTAATTAGGTACTATGGAGTGGGTTTATTCCCACTCCGAAACCTATAAAGAATTTTAAAACTAATAGGAGAATAAAATGGCAGATTATAATACAATTACAAAAGTAATTATTAACGACATCAGTCCAGCAGCAAGTGATGTAGCAGGTTCTTTAGCTAAAGAAATAAATGACTACATTCAAACTTTAGACAGCACTAGTAATGCTATTGTTGACATTCAATCAGTAAAGTTGGATAGAAGTAGAGTTGCATATATTATAGTATCAACTGGATAATAAATGAATTGTCAACATTGTAACGAACCTAATCCTGATGGGATGTTTAACTGTACCTCTTGTGGTCAAAGAGCTTCAGCACCCAAATGGAATACTAACTTTGTTGTTAGGGAAAATAATCCTTATGCAACAGCTATTAGAAAAGACCAGATGGAAATAAAAACACTGTCTCACGAAGAAGGAATGAAGAAGCTCAAAGAAGGAGCCGATAAAACTTCTGCAAAGGGGCCAGCAACGAGGATAATGTA